GGTCTTGACGCCGTAAGGGCATATTGAAGCCGTTGCGCCTGACGCCCGAGAGATCGGGGAAAAAGACGCGCTAAAAGTTGTCTGGTCGCCGCTGTCCGTCATCTCTTCAAATGCGTATGCGGTCTGGCCAGACTCATATCTGAGAATGGGTTGTCCCATGGTTAGTTCCTCACACTTCGTCGATTGTATATGGGTCGCCGCGCACCGTATGGTACCGGACAGTAAACTGAGCTTCGGCAAAGCAAAACTTTCCGACCTCAGTCGCTATGCTGCCGCTGTTATATTCAACACCGTCAGCCAGCCCACCGAATGTTTCATCGGTGAACATCGTTGTAATGATCCCTGCCAGGAGTTCGTTGGCTTGCTGCCGCATAGTGTCCTTTTCACTAGACGTTGCAGCCTCCGCCTTTCCTATCGCGACGGGCATCAGAACGTTTGTATATCCGTAAGCGTCTGTTGACGCTTCCTCTAAGCCATCTTCCACAATGGTAATGGGAAGGTCTCTCTCGCTTTCAGGTGCTGGAACGCCGTACTCGCCACCGGTTGCTGTGATGATAGCCGCGATCACTTGTTCTCGCACACTGGTTGGCACTTAACTCTCCGGCGGGTACTGTTGCTTGAGAACGTAGTTCATGGCATCGATCAGTTCTTTCTGGTACCTGGTTCCCGCTTCCGGTAAAACCTCTTCCCGAACAGTATTAAACACCTGTGAAAGACTTGGAGACTTGTAAACTTTAACTGCGCCCGGAGACTTCGCTGTTATCTCATCACTGGTTTTCCGACGCACGACGCCAAGATAACCGTTTCTGAACTTCATGTAAAACGGCGTCGGTTTTGTTGAATCACTCGAGATGCTTAACGTTCCGCCGCTCGGTTTAATCTTCACTCTGATCCCGCGGGGCGGTGCGGGCGGTGCAGTCCCTTGCCACGGACCATCACTACCGTTAGAGATGGCTGTGTCAGTCACATACTTAGTCATCAAAATGCCGCGGGAAGGCGTTTTAATAGACCCACTCAATGTCCGGCGAGTGGACTTAGTGATGACCAGTCGATTCTTTACGTAACCGGCCTTCAGACGAACCTGCGTACGAATTGCTTCACTGGCTTTCGTCCGAATCGGACCGAGAGATCGATTGATGGCGATGCTTACGGCCCGGTCTGTATTTCCGCCAACAAATTTGAAATAGGTTAGGGCTTCCTGAACCTGATCACTGTCGGCTTTGATTTCATACTGGACACTCATGTCACTAGAACCGTATGTTCAACGTCATCCGATAGTAGCACCCGGTCGACAATAAAAACCCGCTCCGTTTCGGCGATCTCAAAGGTGTCTCTCTGACGCGGAGGTTCAGCAACGTCCGATACTCGGACAGTGATCACTGCACTTTTACCGTAAATCTCGGCAACATCACCCCACTGGTTCAAGTCGTAATCAACGATCACAGTGACAGGGCAAGTCCGAGTGGCATCTCGTTCCAGGTAGTAAGCCCGAACGCCTGCCAAGTCATAAATACTGTTTGCGCACTGGAGCTGATCACTCTGAAAGGTCACGATCTTCCATTTCGTCCTCAGACACCATCCGATTCTTTGGCGTCTTTTTTACGTTGCGCTTTTTTGGCGGGGCTTCATAGTATTCTGCATGACTATTTCCCACTAACAGTCTCGCGTCTGTTTCTGTTACTTCTACGACTTCTCCAGCTTTCACGAAGACGCCGTTGATTCCCGTCAGTTTCAAAATCCGAACAGAACGGGTAGAAGGCGGGGCAACAAAGCCCCGCCCGAGTCCGCTGTCAGACCCGATCGCCATTACGGAACGATCGCGTCGTTAGCGTAGCAGAACGCGGTCGGCTGTCGAACCGCTACATCGACAGTCTTGAAGGTCACAAACCGCAGACGACCTTTCAGACTGTGAGTGTACGGGTCAACGTTCACTTCCAAGCCGCCCCACTCGCCCATCAGCACCTGGCTGAAATCACCGAAGAAATAATCTTCGTTGGTAACCTGGTTGGACATTATGTAGGGATAACCGACAATGCGGTTAACGGTGTCGGAGAGAATGAAGTTGCCTTCCACGCCGCTGGCCTGCTTAGGCGTAGTCGACAGCGCTTCCCAACCGTTCGCTTCAATGATCCAAGTCGGCGAACCGGTGAGCGCGTTGTCTTCCATGACCAGCTTGACAATCTCAACCAGCTCGGCATAAGTCGGATCGGCGGCTGCCAGGTCCTTCGTATTGATGCCTGTCTGGTTTACGATGCCACGCGGCTGACCACTGGCAGCAGAACCGTACAGAACCGCCAGGTCGATACCAAGCGCCTGAGCCGTTGCCAGGTCACGACGGACAATGCCTTCGATCGCCGGAGTGGACTGCTGAAGCAACCGACGAGTGACTTCGGTGTAGCACGCCAGATCTTTAGGCGACAGGGTCACCTGGTCGAACTGCGGTTCGCTCTCAGTCGCGTCGCCGTCTTCGGCGCTGATCCAGGTGCTCGCTGCTGCCGACGTCTGACGAGGAATTGCAACGTTTCCGACGAGACCGGGCAACATCGTCAAACCAGCCCGCATGGCAGCGGAGGCATTCCTGAAAATTTCGATGTATCGACCGGCCAACAGGTTGGTCGCTACCAGTTCGGCACCGTCGGTGGCTGTTCCGGCTGACAGAGTCCGTTCGAGCATTCCGCCATCCAGAAGACTGGTCGGAACAAACTCGCCACGACATTTGAAGTCGCCACCGAACCCCCGCTGGGCTTCAGCAGACACTTCCAGCTCGAAGCCAGCACGGTTGCGAGCCGCTCGATCTGAAGGATTGCTGATCGCGTCCATCAAACGAACCAGGGAGAATTCCTGCCGTTCCCGCGGAGACAGGTCAACTTCACCATCGTGCCGAGACTCGACACGAGCATTCTGGTTCCGCTCTCCGATCACTTCCAGAGCACGTTCGTTGAACTTGCTAACAGACCAACCTTCGGTGATGGCTTCTTTACGCAACTCATCGAGGTCGTATTTATCTGCCAGGGAGTCGATTGCCGTCCGGCGCTTGGTTTCTTCCGTGCGCAGTTTTGCGCGTTCGGCTTCCACGTCGATAGCCGGTTTCGGCGGTGCTTCTCGCACGGCTGCCTCCACAGGCTTTTCCTTTTCTTCACTCATGGGTTTCACCTTTTCAGTGTGAGTTTTAACAGGTTCCTCAGAACGCCCTACGCCTACACTAGCATCGGCGGGAACAGCGACAAAACTGATTTCATACGGCTCCCAGTCTGTCACGCGCACTTCGTCGGGTTTGCCGTCACGGGTGGTGATTTCGTGTCGGTGAATCCGGTAGCCTACAGAGACCAGGTTTCGAATGCCATCCTGTACGTCCTGAAAGATTTCTTGACCGCGTGGGGACTTACTAAATCGGATCACGGCCCGACCTCGCTTATCTCCATCAACAGTCGCGCTGGTTACGACGCCAATTTGGTCGTCGTGGTTATGGTTGACCAGAACCGCTGCGCCGCCTCGCAGGCGGTCGAGCCTCACACTCTGCGGTGAATGGTCAAGCACCTCCTCTCCGAAACTCCGCGCGACGGGCGTTTCCGAGCTGAAGGATAGGGTGACTGACCGCTGATCGACATCAACGGCCGCGCGTTCAACGCTAAACGTTCTTTCTAGCGTTGAACCATCAATTGGTTGGGTCAGATTCGTCATCGGTTGCGTTCTCCGGAGTAAGTTGAGGCGCGATGCCTAACTGTTCCATGATTTGTTTGTCTCGTTGAATTTCTCGCCAAACGGTTTCAGGGTCGTCGCCTTGTTCGCGCATGATCTGAGAATGTGACTTCAGTTTGTAATCTAAAGCCAGTTGGTTTGCAGCGCCGTCTTTCTGCGGATCAACCCAAGCCCAACGGCGCGGCTGGTATTTCGCAGCTAGATAGTCATCAATCGGACGCGTCAAAGCAGTCGTCCCGATTTTTATGGCGTTCTTCGTGTAAGCCAGTTGAATCCATTCTTCGTACACTGGCCGGACAAACGCTCGAATAAACCAGTTCTGCAACCCCTTGAACACTTCTCGATCTTCCAACACACCTGCCCGGATTGAACTGTAGTTTACACCTTCCAGGTCGTTTGACAAAGAATGATAAGAAATCCCTAACCCGGATGCGATACCCTGCAGCTGACTTTTCACAAAGGACGCATACATTTCATGCGGATAGTCACTGTCTAGGTTAATGATTTCTTTATCACCAATGTCTTTTATGGTGCCTGCTTCATACTGGTCAAGGGTGACGCCTTCTTCATCACCTTCAACGTCCCCGGCATACGCTGGGTCACCGGCTGGCGACCGCAGCACTGCCATGGTTGACGCGGTGCTTCGAGCTTTGATAATGGCGGCTTCTTCGTACTTCTCCAAGTGTTTGTTTCGTTCAAGGGCGGAGTGCATCCACGGCACGCCGCGAGACTGATCCGGCCACTCAGGTAAAAACCCATGGAGAATAAAGTTTGCGTCTACGCTGTACGTTCGCCCTGAAGAGTAGCCTACGTTTGGGTCTTTCAACTCCCGGAAATGGTACCGAACGCGTTTGCCTGTGCGGTCATATTCAACGCCGAGCCGAATGGTGTTTCCCGTCTTAGTGATTTCATTCTTGTCAACGTCGAGCAGTTCCGGATCAATACACTCCAACTGCAAACCGTATTTAGAACGAGGGTTTCTGTGAATCCGGAACAGAAACTCGCCGTCTTGACCGGCACAGGAGATGGCCAGGTTTTCCATCTCAACCAACGTCAGGCGTCCGTGGTAGTCACAGTGGTTTGCCGACCAGTCAGAAAACGCTCGTTCGATCGCGTCGTTTGCCGGCGTGTCCAAAATACCACTAGACCGCATCACTTGAGACTGCACAACAACGCCGTTTGGCCCGACAACGTTCGACTTGATCATCGCCACAAACCGCTTCGCGTACGGGTTAGAGCGGACCATTTTTCGCGACCTGGCACGAAGCCCCCGGAGTTCCGACTGTAGATAATAGTCAATCGTACTGGAAGAGGTGTCCCAACCAGACAACAACCGTCCGACGTCGCTATTATAAAAGCCCGCCTCCCGCACTCGATGTTGATGGAGGTGCGGGTTTGTTGCGTACTTCCGGACAGTGACTTCCGGCTGTTTTCGGAAGCGTGAGAAAAGTCCCATCTTAAGCTCCCATCGTGACTAAGACGCGACGGGCTGTTGCCCGCCCCGCCTCT